ATATACAACCTACTACCACAACAACCACGACTACTACATTACCGCCACCGCCTGAACCAGAGCCAGAGCCATACATACCTCCACCTCCACCTGAACCAGAGACATTTGTAGTTATATTAGACAATGGAGAAGAAGCTGAGTATGAACAGCATGAAATAGATGATGGTACAGTAGAGAGAGATAATCAACGTAAAAAGAATTTAGAAATCTATGGTGTAGAATTAACTGATGAACAAATTGAAAGAGGAGATTTAGAACAATATGATATTGAAATCATTGATGAAGAAAATATGGTTGAAAACGGAGAAGAGCTTTCTGATGATGTTGATATACCTGATGTTGATGAAGATAGATATAAAGATGAACCCAAATATGAAGAAGATGAAGAAGAAGATATTGATGAAGAAATCCGTGAATTTAATGATACAGTCCTTGAGGTTGAAGAATACTTAGAAACTTTTGAAGAGGTAGAGATTATAATTATAGAAGATATAAAAGATATTGATATAGATATTGATGACTTTGATACAGAATTTGAAGAGGTAAAAGAAGATGAGTTACACAAAGAAGATATACGAAGAGATGATGACAAAGAAATTCCACAGGTCGAAGATGTTACCGAGGAGTCTGAAGAGATACTTATTGAAGAAGTGGTTGAAGAAGAGATTGAAGAGTTAGAAGAAGTATTAGAAGAAATAATAGAGATACCTGATATAGAGGAAGAAGATTTATCAGATGAAGAAATCGAAGAAGCTATTGAAACTTTTGTGCAAGAACTCGACACCGAAGAAGTTGTAGAGGTATTAGAAGAAGTCAATGATATAGGTGTACAAAACCTAGAACAAGCTACTGAGGAAGTACAAGAGATAGTTCAGGCTGTTGTAGAAGAGGCTATAGAAGATATAGAAGAGCTTACAGAAGAACAGGTTGAGGTAGTTGCGGAAGTTTTACAAGTACAAACAGAAGATGTTGAGATTATTGCAGAGGCTGTAAAAGAAGATGAAGTAGTTGCAGAAGCTGTTGAAGAGTACGTTGAGAGGGCTGTAGAGAACGCAGACGTAGAAAACTATACACTTGCTGATGTAGTTACAGAAGTACAGTTCGAAACATTCTTAGAAAATCCAATAGAAACATTTGTAGATATAGATTTTGAAGATATAAGTATTGGAAGTATAGGAGATGATATGACACAAGACCAAAAAGAAAAAGCTCAAGAGGTGGTAGTGCCAGTTATTCTGACTAGAATAGCTACTATGGCAGCTTTTGTATTTAGGAAATCATTATGATTAATAAGTTATGGTCATGGTTAGTACAAGCAATTAAAGAAACACTTAATTTAAGTTGGACTTTAGTAGGCTTGATTATTGCTACGTTGACACTTACTGGCTCTGCACAACAAGTGACAGGATTAGCTACTATAATAACATTAGCTGTATGGTTACTAACCATTGGTTTTAGAAAAGAATAATCCATAGGAGGTGGACAATGAAATTACAGGTTGTGAGAACTCAACTTGGCAAAGATGCAACAAATGGCTTGCTATTTATTGATGGTATATTTGAATGCTATACACTTGAAGACCAATATCAAGCAGTAAAAGTTATGCATGAAACTTGCATACCAGAAGGAACATACGAAATAAAGTTTAGAACTGTAGGTGGATTCCATACTAGATATCAACAAAGATATGGAGCAGACCATTATGGAATGCTTTGGCTACAAGATGTACCAGGATTTGAATATATCTTAATTCATACAGGGAATACAGACGAACACACATCAGGTTGTCTTATAGTTGGTGACACTCAACAAGATTTAGACGTCAATTTTAATGGGATGGTTGGAAGCAGTAAAAATGCGTATATGAAACTATATGAAAAAGTTGCAAAACAATTATTGATAGGTAACAAAGTTACTATAGAATACAGCAAAATACAGCTTGAACCTCAAGAACCTAATGATGTTTATGAGAAACTACAAGAGATTAGCGGTAATATAAAAGTTTTAAATGCTAAACTTAGCGGTAGGAATATTACATAATGTCAGATTTATTTGAAAAAAATAATAGAAAAAGAGACCAAGAGGGTAAGTTCAAGAAGGACTTATGGTGGACTCCTTGGAATGATGCATGGAGTTATAAAATGAGTGAAGACCTCAAAGACATGTTGGAAAGAACTGCATGGACCTTCATTGAAGCGTTCATCGGTGCATTAACAGTTGCTCCATTAGTAGGTGTAGAAGCTGAAACTATTCAGTTAGCTGCTCTTGCTGGTGGTGGTGCTGCACTTGCAGTTGTGAAAACATACGCCAAAAAACAAATTAGTAAATAGGTTAGTAGCAAAGCCAAGGTGTTAATCCTTTCTTCCTTGGCTCTTGCTAGATTAGAACGGAGCTTCTCCTTCTTTAATATCATCTAATGACTTTGCTTTAGGCATTTCAGGCATATACCATTGCTCTGGAGCTTTCTTGTCATTTGCATAACTGTCTATATACCAAATTCTTGTACAGTTTTTATCTTTACATTTCCAATCAGGATATGTTTTTTTAACCTTACCACTAGCTTTGTCTTGTCTGTTATCCCATAGTTCACTACCACAAGATAAACATTGAGGTGTCATTGAACCCTCTGTAACAATAATTATGTCATCTTCAGAAGGAGCAGAGGAATCAGCCACGGACTCCTCTGCTTTCTTCTTGGTATCAGTGGTTGGCGTTACTGAATTTCTCTCGACTTTTGCCATCTCTTCACGGCTCGGTCTTGCCTTTTTATTTCCTTGATACTTCCAATTAGCTAATGCTCTACCTATTGCAGATGTTTCACAGTTTTCCACCCATGATGTTGTGTTTGCAAATCCATCGCCTTTGGTCTCTTGAGCAATACCTGTAGCTACAAGCCTTCCATTATTGTCAGTAACATCTGCTTTGATTGTTACACAAGTTCCATCCTCAGTTATGTGTACAACATTTGTACTAATCATACCTTCAGGATTATCCTTCCAATATTTTTTTAATCTATCTTCGACTAATTCATAGTCGTCTAAGTTGAATTTCGCCATTCCACTCTCCTTTTGTATTAGCTTTTATTCTTCTTCTTGTAATGAATCAATAGGATTCACACCAAGTTTTACTGGTATGTACTCATACTTGCCATTAATTTTTACAATAAACTGAGGTATACTACCAACCCCTGCAAATTCAACAGCAACTACTTTTGTATCATTCATTTATTCCTCCAAGTTCACAAGATACTCAGCAGTAACTCCTTTTGTAGGTTTCACAAATAAACAAAATTGTGAAGGTCTACCCATACTTGCTAACTGTTCTTGTGCATAACTGTTATAACTTTCTGTAGAACCATTTACCCATACACGAACATCATTGATGTACAAAGATGTAGGTGTGTGATAGTGTCCACAGACTGCGTGTGTGAAGTCTTCCATCAATCCTTGTGATGCAAGAGCTTTCCAGCCCAGTATTTTTTTGTTGTAACCATAAAAAGGTACACCCATTGTTCCACGAATATTATCTCCATGAAAACAAAAAAACTTGGCTTTTGGACCAAGTCTTGCAACTGTATACCAGTGGTTGTCAACACCTTCAGGGATAATAAACTTGATTCGTTTTTCCCCTGCAAACATTGTTTGAAGAATCTTTCCTAACATTCTGTCAGCATTTGTCTCAGGATTGTAGTCTCTTCTAGACCTACCACCTAAAGCTCCATGATTTCCAATAACCCAATATACTTCTACTTCTTTAAAATTTTCTAGCAAGATAGATAGAAATGTATGTAATATTCTTGGACCATCAACAGTAACTTGTCTATACAAAGAACTGTCTATTAAATGTGACTGTCCTGGAAATATGAGTTCACCCTCGACTATGTCACCCAATGCAAGTACTGCACATTTATTTACATTGTGAGTAGCTCTTTGTATTTCTGTAAGTTTCACTATCTTTTCTGCATACCTTCTTACTCGTACCTCTGCAACAGAAGTGTCGTAGTCTGGGGTTCTCTTTGCGAGCTGGATATCAGAGAGCAATGGAACACAAATTTCAGTTTGGGTTTTTGGTTTGTGTTTGAGTTTGGGAGTTGTGATATCTGGAAATTCAAGCGTTCTCATACCATCTCTAGCACCAGAAAATACGGCTTCTACCATATCGGCTTTCTTGTCTTTGAGTTTGTCAATCTGTTTGAGTAATCTTGCATTGGTATCTTTTAAATCTTTTATCTTATCGCTTTCAGCTTCAGCTATCAGCTTTGCTAGTTCCGTGTCAATTTTTTTGGGCATAGCGTTTCTCTAAATCTACTAGCCACACTCGTACTCTACTGCGTGATACTGTAAAGCCGTATTGTTCTTCTAGTATCTCAGCAACAACTCGTGCGTTAGCTTTTTGTCCGTGATTTTCAACCCTGTCTGCTAGTGTTTCTATAAAAGGAATTGCTTCTTTCGGCATACGATTTAGCCAAGTGTCCATACCACCCCTAGTCTTTTGAGTAGCATTGGAAATAAGATTTTCAATTACCTGTTCTTTATTTGTATCTGTCATAAGGTAATCATATCGTGATTGTGTTTTAATTGCAAGGATATTTGAAATAAATGCATATGCATATGCATAAGAAAAAAATAAAAAAAATAGGCGAGTGCCGAAACACTCGCCTACTTTACACGGCAGAAATATTCTAGAAGAGAGAGCGACTAGATTATTTCTTTACTGATAGCTGTTTAGCTACCTTCTTTACCATATCAATATCATTGATAGGTATAATATTATTCAATAATACAAACCTTTCTATCTCTTTAAGTTTGTCTGTTGCTAATGTACAAGGATAACCATTGTCATCAACACCAATGACTTGTTGGTCGCTAACCCAAAGTCTTGGCTCTGGTTTTTCTGCTAGAAGTTTAAGAGCTTCAAAGTCAACAGAGTTGTTTCCGTGCATAGCAAGTTCGCTGATAGCTTCTGTATCAATCCTACCATTGTCTGCAATGATACGGATATCGCCATCAAATCCATCTCTTTTACGAGAATAGCCTGTGTAACCTGCAATCCAACTAGCTGGAAGTAACTCCACAACTTCTTGAACATCACTTGAATTAAAGCCCATACTTCCTGAACAGTCAATCATCACACTACCACCTGCAACAGTTTTTCTGTTTTGAAATACCTTTCGGTCAGTAGTAAGTCTGTGCATATTCTTAGGCACAACACCACTATCGTGATTTCTTTTTCTTAGTTCTCTAATGGCTTTATGTACTCTAGCATTAGGCTTGAACTTATGTTTGTTACCAATGCCGTGAACACCACCTGCATTAGTCCTATGGTCTACAAAGTGTCGCTTGTGATTATGGTCTGCTGTGTTCATAATATCTTTCTTAAGCTCATCACTTAGTTCCTTAGGCAAAGTCAAGCCTTCTGTTGTCATTTCTTCTTTTGGTTTACTCTTTGGAGCAACATAAGATTTACTTGGCAATTCAGTAGGAAGCCCACGCATAGAGCCACCATAGTTCTGTCCATCAAGTGCATTGTATATCTTGGATATACGATACCTGAGCATAGACTTTGTCAAGCTAGAATTTCTTACTTTCCAATTTTCTTCTTCATTGTCATATCGCCATTGACTTTTTTGTATTGACAATCGTTGAGCAGAAGATGTAGCTTGTCTTACTCTTTCAAATCCACGATGGATTAGAGTTCTAACATAACTCACATCTTCCATTTGCACATCAATTGGTACATCAAATGGAACATTAGCCATAACAATCTTTTTGATTTGATGTTCACTTATGTTGTATCTAAATTCTTTTTGCAAAGCAAACGTATACACAACATCTCTTACAAATCTACGATTGTTATTGTGTTGGTAAAGTTGTTGTACAAGACGATATATTTTCATCTCTACATCACTTCTGTCCATCTGCAATCCTATGTTTGCATAGTAAGAAGCGTGTCTTTGCCACCTTTCCATAAAAGCAACTTGACTTTTAGATATATCTTCCATACGAATCATTTCTCTAAGACTTTCTTCGTTATTGTCATATCCGTTGTCAATGTTCCATTGATTAACTTTTTCTTTCAGTTCATCATATCTTCTACGACCACCTAGCTTCTCCAATACTTTTTTACTTGAGTAATTAACCCAACGCATAGCCCAAAGCATTTGAGCAAAATACAATAATCTCATATCTTTTTTGCGAAAGTTCATATTGGCGAACAGTCTTTCTCTTTGAACAGCAGTTTCAACAAGGTATTGTCTATCAACATCACTTGTTGGTGCTATCCATTTAGGAACATTGATACTATGAAAGTCAGTACCATCTTTTATTTCTGGAGTGTTTGAGTACACCACTTTGTATTTTCTAACTTTGTTAGCAAACAAAGATACATTTGGTAGTACAGAAGGCAATCCAAGTCTTACTTGATTGTTCCTTTTAGCACGAAAAAGACTTGTTGGCTTACTCATCTTCTTCTTTTGGTAGTTGTTCATCTTGAAGATTTAGAGCAGAAAGCACAGTATATTGTTCATCTTCATCTGGAAACAATATCTGTATTGCTGTAACATCATCTGCTTCACTATCCATTAGTTTCTTCAACTCAATCCACTTACGAATAGACAAGTTTCTACCTTCAGTATCTAGGTAGATAGCTTTAAGTCTTTTACCTAGACTGTCCAAAGCAGAAGGGTGTATCTTATCAATGTTAATCTTGATAGGAAACCTATCTGCAAGTGGCTCTGGTAAGTCATCTGGATAGCCGTTCATTGTTGCAATACATTGAAAGCTAGGCAATGGTCTTACAAAAGTACCTTCGTCATCTGGTAGATTGAAACCAGCAAACTCTTTGTCATCTAGCAAAGCGTGGAGAAATGTTTGCACATCTGCTCCTGCGTGGTCTATCTCATTGATAACAAGGCGTGAGCCTTCTTTGAAAGCACGAGTACCATTACCATCTTTCCAACGAAAACCACCATCAGAAGTAGCTATGTAATGCCCCATCAATTCAGTAGCCGTGCTGTCTGCTGTCAATGTAATGTTGTATGTACTTTGTCCTTCCTTCAAACCAAAGCGATTGGCTTGATATGTTTTACCTGTACCTGCTACACCATACAGAAGTATTCTGTCGCTGTAACCGATAACTGTTTCTAGTTGTTCCCAACAACCTTTTTCAGTCATTCTTCTTCCTTTCTCTCTGTGATTTTGGCGTATAGTTCTGCATACCCACCATCATCTACTGACTGTCTTACAGCAGTTCTAAGCTGTAAATTAGGATATTTCTTGTCAAAACTAACAACACTGCCTTTAGAAGAGTTTCTCATAGAGTTACCCATACTCATAACTTGTGTTGAATTTCCAATGTTAGTTCTTTTGGCTACAAGAAATACTTCCCCTTTATTTTTCATAAGCAAAGAAATAATTTCATCACTGAAATATTTATTTGACTTACCTTTTGCTAATTTCTTTGGGGGAAATTCCTTTCCAACTTTTATTGGAGTAAATGATTTACTCATTCTTCTTCTCTCCTTTCATCTTGTATCTCTAGGAAAGTTTCAATCTCTTTGACAAAATCTTGATTGAGTTTGTCTTTATCTACATTTTCCCAGACTTTTATCCAATCTTGTCGGTTGACTTTTGTATCAATCCAACGAATTTCTGGAATGTTTGGTAGATGTTCTAGCACTTCCATAGGTACATCAACTTGAATAGTCGCATACTCTTGGTCTAGTTCTCTACCAATTTTACTTTTCACAATGACTTCCATTACCATACGAACGTGAACATCAGTTAGTTCACCACGCTTGTGATAATGTGGAACTGCCATTAGAACAACAACGGGAAACCTACTGTCTGCAACAATATCAGTTTCCATAGCTCGTTCTGTTTTCATAGTTTCATCAAGAAACTCTGGCTCAATGCTTCTGTTGTAGTCCATATCAATAGCGATACCATTTAGGTATCTCAATATGTCAACAGTAATAGCACAGTTCTTTAGTCTTTGAGAATATTCTTCAATCTTCTCTATATCGTTCATAGTGTTACCTTTCTA